CCAACCCCGCCGCTAAAGTGAGCTACCACGTCCTCATCGCCAGAGACGGCCGCCGCACCGTCTTCGGAAGCGACACCGACCGCTGCTGGCACGCCGGCCGCAGCAACTGGCACGGCCGCCCCGACCTGAATAGCTGGAGCCTCGGCGTCGCCTGGGAAGGCAACACCTACGAAGACCCTCTCGGTGAAGCGGCGATGGATAGCGCCATCCAATACATCGTCCCCCGGATGAAGAAGTGGAACATCCCCCTAAACCTCGTCCTCACCCACCAACAAGTCGCCCCAACCCGCAAAACCGACATCTCCCCCGGCGACGCCGCCCGCTTTAAGTCACGGCTCAAAGCGGCCATCAACTAACCTTCCCACCTTTTACCTTCCCACCTTCGCACCTCCAATCCTATGGCCAAAACAATCGGACAACTTACCCAAGCTACCACCCTCGCATTCGGCGACGAGTTCGTCATCGAGCAGAGCGGACTGACTAAGCGTGTCGCTGCATCTGTGGTGCGCGGCGGACTGGTCAATGCGGACATTGATGCGGCGGCGGCGATTGCCTTCAGTAAGCTCGCTGCACTGGACAGCGCTAACATCCTTGTCGGCAACGGCAGCAACGTGGCGACCAAGGTTGCTGTGACCGGCGACGTGACGATCAGCAATGCCGGTGTGACGGCCATTGGTAGCAGCAAGGTTGTCACGGCGATGATTACAGATGCGAATGTCACCGCAGCCAAGTTGAGCGGGGCGCAAACAGGCTCGGCGCCGATCTATGGCTGCCGTGCTTGGGTGAATTTCGATGGGACGCGCAATGAGGCGGATACCGGAGCGTCCACCAACGGAGCCAATGTAAAGGTCTTTGCGAGCGGAAACGTAACGAGCGTGCTAAAGAATTCTACCGGCAACTATACCGTCACATTCACAACGGCAATGCCTGATGCAAATTATGCAACCGTTGGCAGCGTTGACCAAGCATCACACGCATCAGTGCCAGAATTCGGAACAACGAAAACGTCGTCTGCCTTTAGCGTTGTCACAACCACTGTGACCGCAATTAGCGGAGACAACCGGACTCTTGCTGACAGCAATAACGTATCTGTCGCCGTTTTCCGATAAACAACCCATGCCCTTAGAAAGCCCCATCCTCCGCGACGGTGACGCCGGATTCGCAGGCTATGCCTCGCGCATCAATCCGGTTGCGTTGCCTGCTGGCATGCTCCAGCTCTCGGAGAATATGCGGCTGGATCGTGGCGTGGCGGTGACGCGCAAGGGCGCCAAGCGCATGGCGGATGCCATCAGCGTGGCCAGCTCGCCGCTCACGGTGCCCTTTGTGCTCAACCCTGCGCCGAATGCGCCGGTGGTGCAGAGCGTCTACAGCGGCGGCATCTTTGCGGCCAGCGTCTACCGCTCACCCGACCAAGTGCAGAGCGCGGAGATCGTTGTGCTGGCTGGCGGCGACCGCGCTTACACCATCCTCCTTGACGACAACCAATCCTTCGCCGGTGTCTGGGCGGGCGGCTTTCTGGTCACTGACACCGGAGAAGAAATCGTGGACGAGAACGGCGACACCATCGTCATCAGCGTGCTCCCGCAGGAGCTGGGCTACCCGACATCACCGGACGAGGTCATCGAGCCGACTGACACTGTCAGCATGGTGCAGGCGAACGACCGCCTCTACCTCTTCCGCGAAGCCGATGCCTCGCGTCCCGGCTGGGTCATCAAGAACGTGACCACCGGCGGCATCACGGTGGCGTCCACCACGGCGACTGTCAACCTGACCGGCCACGGCTTCCCTGCCGGTGCCCGCGTGCGCATCGAGGGGAGCACTGTCGCTGCCTTCGACGGCGTGGAATACGACATCGCCACGTCCTCAACGAACTCCTTCACGATCACTGTGCCCAGCGGCACCGCGACCGACGCCACGACCAGCGGCCGCACCATCCGCCGCGTGAAGGCGCCGCTTTATTGGGACGGCATCACAACATCCTTCGTCCGCAGCCCCGCAGGCGTGCCCGCCGCTGGCCCGACCTTCAAGACCATGCGGTCAACGCCTTGGGGCACCTACGTCAACAACCGCCTCGTCCTTCCTGACGGCAAGAACAACGTGCTCATCAGCGATATTTTGGACGCCAATACTTACGATCCTTACTGGCAGTCCTTCCGCGCCGGTGCGGGCAGCAATGACTTCGTTGTCGCCGTGCATCCGTGGGTGGAGAACAGCTTCCTCGTCTTTTGTAGAAAGTCCATCTGGCTTGCGGAGGTCAATCAATTCGCCAGCGTGGACGGCGCCTCTACGGCCATCGACACCGCTCTTAGTAAGCTCACGCTCCTCACCGATGAGGTCGGCTGCGCGGCCCGCCGGTCCATCGCCACGGCAGGGCAGTTTGTCTATTTCCTCTCGGACTCCGGTGTCTATCGCTTGGACAGCCGCCTCGACTTGAAGTTGCGCGGCGACACCAAGCCTCTCAGCGACCCCATCGCCAACCAGCTGGACGACCTCAACGCGACCCTGCTCAAGAACTCGGTCGGCCTCTGGTATAGCAACCGCTACTATCTGGCGGTCCCGCTGGCCGGTGCCGACAACAACAACGGCGTGTTTTTATACAATGCGCTGAACGACCAGTGGGAAACCCGCGACATCTACGGCTTCGGCGTGGATGACTTTGTTGTCGCCACCCGCGCCAACGAGCGCCGCCTCTTTGTCAGCAACAAGGCCGGTCGCCTCATGCTCCTCGACGAGATTGAGGAAGGCGACCAGTCGCCCGACGTGCAGGCCGATGTCATTACGCCGGTCCCCGGCCGCATCGTGACGCGCCGCTATGGCATGGGCAGCGGCATGATCGGTATGACAACGAAACGCTTCGTCCGCAGTCTCGCCGATGTTGTCTTACCCAACACCGGATCGGTCACGGTCAAGGCGATCACGATCAACCCTGACGCTACCATAACGCTGGTGCCCGGGCAGACCAACACGTCCGGCTTGGCAGAGGACTACACGCTCAAGCAGCCGATCCGGCAGAAGGCGCATTACTGCGAACTGGAATTTCTAACCACGGCCAACCGACCCGAGATCCGCAACGTCTCAATCGAAGCGGCGGGGCCGAGCAATCCGCCGACCGAAACCCGCAACGCCGCCTAACCCTCAACTCTCATCCCTCAACTCTCAACTATTCCAATGGCAACCGTAACCGCATCTTACAACTGGGTCTCAGGCGAGACCGTGACCCCGACCAAACTCAACACGACCGGCACACCGACTGTCGTTGTCGCTGACAACGAAGTCACGACCGCGAAGATTTTGGACGCCAACGTGACCAACGCCAAGCTCGCCAGCGACATCGACGCCAGCAAGCTCACGACCGGAACGCTGCCGATTGCTCGGATTGCGGATGGTGCGGTCACGGCGGCGAAGCTGGACGGAGCGCAGACAGGCTCTGCGCCCATTTATGGTTGCCGCGCTTGGGTCAATTTTGACGGGACCAAAGACACAACCGGCGCAGCTTCAACGGCCAACACCAACCGACAGATCCGCGCTTCTGGAAACGTGACGAGCGTTCTGCGAAACGGAACTGGCGACTACACGATAACATTCACAACGGCCATGCCGGACGCAAACTATGCAGTTGTGTGTGCGTGCAAGTTCCCTAACTACACGGGGGGAAGTGAAGCGCAGATTATTGTTATACCAACGGTATTGAGCAGTTCTTCGGCAAGATTCTCTGCTGGCAACAGTTCTGTGGCTGGAATGAACGACATGGACATCGTGACCGTCGCCATCTTCCGATGACCCCATGGCAACGCGCAAAAGCATGGTGGGACGAGCACTCAACGCAAGACTTCTGGGAGCTTGTCGGCGAGCATCTGTCGTCTGGCTTAGTCCACGCCACACCGGAAGTGTTTCTGCTGGCCAGCGAGGTGCGGTGGAACGCGGAGGAGAAGTGCTTTGAAAGCGGGGAGCCTAACACTTGGTTCGTCACTTTGGCTGCTGCTGCTGGCCGCGCAAACCCTGTTAGGGAGTTTATGCGTGTGGCGACACGCCCGCAGAAATATGCGGCGTGGTGCCGCCGTGGGAGCTTTGAGCCTCGGGTATATTCCTGGGAGAAACTAATGAACAAAGTAGGAGGACAATAATATGGGTGGATCACCATCAGCACCATCACCGCCGCCGGCACCACCGGCGCCGACGCCAATCGATTACGACCGGATGTATGCCGCGGCGACGCGGTCGGCCATTCAACAGATGCAGGAGCAGGAGCGTTCGCTCGAGCGTCTGTATCCGAAGATGACGGCGATGCAGCTGGGCACGGCCCGTCAGGTGGCCGGGGAGTTGGATAATGAATACCTCGCCCGGACCCGTGGCGTGATGGACCAGGAGTTGCAAGCGGCCAGCGCCCCCAGCGCCATCGAGGCGGAGATCCAGCGTCAGGCTCAAGAGGAGCTGATGCTCGGACGTTCGCTCTCGCCGGAGCAGGAACGGGCCGCCCAGCAATCCGCCCGCGGTGCCTTCGCCGCCCGCGGTCTCGGCACCAGTGCCGGATCGTCGGCCGCGGAGATCCTCAACCGGGATGCCATGGCGCAGCAGCGTCTCGACCAGCGGCGTCAATTCGCCCTCGGTGCCAACCAACTCGACCTCGCCCGCCGCGGCCGCCGCATCACCCTGGCCGAAGGCTACGGCGCCCTCGACCCCTTCGCCCGCGGACTCAACCCGGCCTTCGGCCTGGGCCAAGCGACCATGGGACAAGGCACGGCACTCATCGGCAACACGTTCAACAATGCCGTGAACCAGGCGGGCAACACCGAATCCTTCAACCGGAATATGCAGGCCGGGATGTTTAACTCCTGGCAGAACAACAACGCGGCGGTGCAAGGCGCGAACATGCAGGCGGGCGCGATGCGCCAGGCCGGGATGATGAACATGATCGGCAACATCGGTTCGTCGATCTTCTCGGACAAGCGCATGAAGAAGGACATCAAGCCTCTCGGCTCAGCCGGCAAGGTGCTCGGGCTCACGGCCTACGAATTCAAATATAAGGAGCAGGGAGCAAGGAGCGGGGAGCCCGGAGCCAAGCATGTCGGATTCCTCGCCCAAGACGTCAAGAAGGTGCTGCCCGAAGCCGTCGAGGAAGTGAACTACCGCGGCAAGAAACGCCTGGCGATCAAGCCGGCCGTGATCGGCGCGGCCCTGGCCCAAGAATTAACCCAAGCCAAAGCGGCTTAATCGAAGGAGAGAATAACTATGTTTGCCTATAACGCAGGTGGAGTGACTGACAAGAGCGGCGAATTCCTCGCCCAAGGCGCCCTCGGCGCCGCCCAAGCCAACCAACAAATGTATGAGCAGATCGGCGAGGACGTCGGCGGCACGATCCGCAAGGCGGGCCAAGCGGTCGCCGGTTTCGCCATGGGCGGACCGGCCGGCGCGGCCATGGCCATGCAAGGCGGCGGCGGTGGCGGCCGCGGCGCCGGTGGCGGCAGCTCGGCGGATAGCGTGCTGGGTAGCTTCGTCGCAGCCTATGCCGACAACAAAGCCCTCGAGGCGAAAGGCTCGGCCTATGGCGATTTCATGAAGCGGCACGGCGACCAGCTGGGCTTTGATCCGGAATGGATCAAAGGCTTCCTCAGCGAATCCCCCCGCCAACAAGCCATGATCGGCGACAGCATCATCGGCATGAACAACACCGGCCGCTCGATCATGAGCCAGCAGATCGTCGACATGCAAATGAACCGCGGAGGCTCGCCGGGTGCCGGCGGCGGCGGCGGTGCGGGCGGCAAGCAGCAGAAGGGTTACGTCCCCGGGCAAGGCTGGGTCGGCTACGGAAACTGACGCCATGGACTTCGATACCTGGTTGGTGAAGAAGGGCCACACGGGGTTCATCCCCGATGCGGTGGCACGCAAGCTCCATGACGAATGGCGCAATGAGTCGGGCAGCGGCAACTTCCAGCCGTCCGCGGTGGCGATCACGAATCCGGTGAACACGAACCAGGTGGTGCCGTTTGTCACGACTTCGCCGAATTCGGTGCAGCCGTTTCCGCAAGAACGATTCAAGG